GGCCCCTTTAGGAGCCTCCCTGGCACGTTAAGCCGCTCGAAAGAGTCACTAACGGTGGTTAGCAGTGCAAAAGCTGCCGTTCCATCTATCAGTGAAGGATCTATAAAATATCATGGCTGGTTATGTGACACAACGACGACCAATCCAGGTTTATCCCGGACATAAATCGTTGTTGATAACTCCATCGGGGGTTACCTCCGAAACAGTTACTAAGTCTATTAACCATTTGCAAGAAACGATGTCCTTTAGGACATCGTTCGCAGAATCCCAGACTAATAAGGAGATCATTCGATCTTCTAAGTATGGGACTCAGACACGTTATGATAATGGTCACGACTTCCGGACCGTTAAGGCAGTTTCTGCCTTTAACACCGATCGTCTTGACGGGTCTATTCGTCATCAAAACGGATATACCTATATTTCAACGTTGGTACCTTCTGGGTACCTGTCTGATCTGAGTAGCATCTCTTCTTGGTCTCAAATACCTAACTTTTCGAGCATTAGCTCGATTAGGGGCAATAAGGCTATTAAAGAAACTATTCCGTCTGCACCCTCTTTTTCTCTATCGAATGCGCTAGGCGAACTCCTTAAAGACGGTTTACCGTCCCTTGGAATTGCTTCGGCGACGCTTTTGATGCGGGACAAAGCCTCTTTCTTTAAGAGTCTTGGTTCACAGTATCTCAACGCTCAGTTCGGTTGGGTCCCTTTCGCAAGGGATATTGCCAATTTGGCTTTTACTATTGTCAACGCCCAAAAGGTGTTGGAACAGTACCAGAGAGACGCGAACAAACTTGTTCGCAGAGGGTTTGGTTTTCCTCGGGAAACCACCGTTAAGACGTTGAGGGAAGAGCGCGTAAACGCGCCCTACCAATACGCCACTGGCGGTGATCCCCTTCAGAGCCTTGCTGCTAATGTTTCCTACCTAGAGAAACGCACTTCGGATGTTTATTTCCGGGGTGCTTACTCATATGCTCTTCCTTCAAACGAAGAGTTCTTCGGGATTACTCGATTCTATCGGCTAGCTCAAAAGCTGACCGAGTCTGAATTGACACCCGAGGTATTGTGGAACTTAGCGCCATGGAGTTGGCTGGCCGACTGGTTTGGGAACCTTGGAGATATTATCTCTGTTGGTTCTCGACTCCAGAAGGACAGTGTTGTGCTCCAGTACGGTTACATCATGCGTAAGTATGAGGTAACTCGAACGTACGCCGTGTATATCGGACGTGCGAATTTGAGTGGAGGGGGAACCCTCACTACAAATCCACGTTCGGCTCGTATTACTGTTACCAGTAAAGAACGAGTGCGCGCGGAGCCTTATGGATTCGGGTTCAACCCCGACTCATTGTCATTACAACAATGGGCCATCCTCGGTGCCTTGGGAGCTTCTCGCTCCTAATGCATCACCCCTGTTATCACTGAGCAGGATATAACTCAATAATAACTCCATATCAATTTAATATGGCCAAATATGAAAGGGTAATGCCATGGCATTCTCGGATCCTCAGTCAGTCACAGTCTCCGGTACGGCGATTTCGCTTCCGCGAACCAGCTCGGGTACCAACGCTGGAGGTTTTACCTCCAACGACGGTAACAACAAGCTGAGCGTGTCGCATTCCTATGGAAAGCGCACGCGTCGTCAGATCCGTTTGGACTTTCAGAAGATTGCGGCTGATCCTCTGACTTCGGCGAACACCCGTTTTACGGGTTCAGTTTACCTTGTTGTGGATCAGCCTATTGTCGGCTACTCCGTTACGGAGTTGCAGGCTCAGATCGCGGGTTTTCTCGCGTCCCTGACTACTGCTCAGCAGACCAAGCTTCTGGGTGGTGAGAATTGACCTATCTTCCCGTGGATGGAATACTCCTCGGTTTGATGGTCATTCTTACCGTGACTGCCGTCCCTGTGGTAGCGCTTCTTGGCGCTGCCATTTTGACCTTCCGGTCGGGACGTGGGAGGCGAAGGGGTTAATCCCTTCAGCTTTCCATTAACCGTAACAGCTATGGCTACGGATACCTCTAACTCTATAAGGAGCAGGGTTGAAAAGCCTATTGTTACTCTTTCGTTCAGTCCTCCATGACATGGAGGACCGATGCGGCGTGAGTACCACTGCTGACTTCAAAACTGTCAGCAGCCGTGTCGAAAGCGAGGGGATGTCGTTTTTAACGATATCCCTGGCTAGTTACGGCGCAGACCTCCAAAAAGGTCTAGACCGTGGCTATGTCGACCACGACCTCTTTACCGGTTTCCGGTTTAGAGGCGGTCTCCCCGAATTATTTCGAGGTTTCCTTGGTCTGATTTTCGACACCACTAGTGGTCGATTGCTGGACAATGCCTCAAGTGAGGCTATTCAGTGCCTACGTCAGATTACTCTGATGTGGGCCAAGATAAACCTGGAATGTAGTCCCAAAAGGAACGTCCAGGCTATTCTGAAGTACGTCCAGTGTGAGCAGGATGTTCGATCCGCCGACAAGCGGCTCCACCTCTTTGAGGAAGAGTTTAAGCAAGTCAGCGGCGTGCTCTATCGAGATCTCTTTACTGCTTGTGATCTTAGGATCTACAAGCGTGAGGTCTTGCCAAAGCACGGTCCAGGTGCCACGGCGGACAGGCTTAAAGGAAACTTTAAGTATCTGAATCGCCAATGGAATCACCGGCTGGAACAAGTATTTCCAATTTCTGAAAATGCTTTTCACTCGTATTCTGCCTTTTTGGCGGAGAGTGACCAGATCGACATTCTCGAACCTGGAGCGGAGATTCCCGTGAGGGTAATAACCGTTCCTAAAACGTTGAAAACTCCGCGAATCATCGCCATAGAGCCAGCTCATATGCAATATATGCAGCAGGCTATTTTGGAGATGATAGTGCAAGAGATCTCGGCGATTGACACCGTTGAGTCTCTTATCGGCTTTCAGGACCAAGAACCTAATAGGCTCTTGGCTCTGGAAGGCTCCCGTACCGGTGAGCTCGCCACGCTCGATATGAGCGAGGCTTCCGATCGTGTTTCCAATCAGCATGTACGACTCCTTTTGCATCGGTTTCCTTCATTTATGGAGGCAGTCGACGCTACGAGGAGCCGGAAGGCTGACGTTCCTGGCCATGGTGTTTTACGCCTGGCCAAGTTCGCGTCTATGGGTTCAGCTCTCTGCTTTCCCTTTGAGGCGATGGTGTTTTGCACCGTCATCTTTGTGGGGATTTCTAGAGCGCTCAATCGCCCATTGACCCACAGGGACGTTAAGTCTCTCGTGGGTAGGGTACGCATCTTTGGGGACGATATTATTGTCCCTAAAGAATACGTTAATCACGTTACTAAGGCACTTGAAGATTTTGGTCTTAAAGTGAATCTTAGCAAATCTTTCTGGAATGGCAATTTCAGAGAGAGTTGTGGAAAGGAATATTACCAGGGCGACGATGTTTCCATCGTTAAGCTCCGGTCACTGTTCCCGACCAAACGTGGGCATGTTTCGGAGATAGTCTCTACCGTCGAGTTTCGTAACCACCTTTACAAGGCGGGTTACTGGCGCGCGGTTCGTCTTTTGGACGAAGTGATAGAAAAGGTAATACCTTTTCCGGCACTGCAAGAGACATCTTCTGGTCTAGGCAAAATCAGCTTTCTTGGTCATAGTGATCAAGGAAGGTTCGATCAACATCTCCAGCGACCCCTTGTCAGGGCTGCTGTTCTCGATGTGCGTCTCCCTAAGTCCGATATATCGGATCTCGGGGACGCTGCCTTGGTCAAGTTTTTCCTTAAACGCAGCGATTTGCCAACCGCTGACAGGAAACACTTGGAATATGCAGGACGCCCTGTTGCCGTCGGCATCAAGCACAGGTGGATCTGCCCCTTTTAGGGGTATGATGGCGGCTACCATGCCGCCTGCGGGAG